GGGGAAACTGCGGCTACAACGCCTTCTGCTAATTCGTATAGTTCTATATCTTCAGAGGTGCCGTACTCAATATCACATTTGGCGGCGCATGCCTCCCATACAGCTTTCTCTTCAGCGGTCCAGTGGCGGTCGCCGGATTCAGCCGCTCCCCGGGCATCGGTGGTGCCAGCCTCCCCACAGGCTGCGCGGCATTTGGCGCGACCCTCTCTGATGGCTGAGGTGGGTTGCCCCATCTGAGATTCTGCAATTGCCATATTACGATGCCCCCACTGTTCTTAAGACTCGTTCGAGATCTAATGGAATGTAGATGAGATCACCGGTTTTGATGTCTGCTTCTGTTGGGTATCCGTTGAACCAAGCAATCACCCACCAGTAGTTAATGTTGTTATAATACTGATCTGCTAGCTTGTAATAGCGATCCCCATACGCCCAGATATGAGCGGATGTCTTTAAGGAGATTCGATCTGCTAAATCAGGCATTCTAAGTGTTGGTGTTGCATATTGCACAATATTCTTGATGCCTCCGCGCTCTTTGCGCAAAAACTCATAAAACTCAATAAAGTTATTTAGGATTGTATCGTTGGTATATCTTGACATAGTTTATCCTTCCTCTCCCTCTGGTAAGTCCATGTCCTCCGGAGTAAGAACTCCGGTTGCATTCGCGCGCGCAATGGCGTCTGCGTTCGCTTGGTTGTTGGCTTTGGTGCCGGCGGCGGTGAGTTCCCCGATCCTCTTGAGGGCAGCATCCCTATTGGCTATGATGCTGAGCGCATTGTCTATAGTAGCTTGGTTTCGGCGCTTGGAGTTTTCTCTTTGTTTTATTAATTCGCTCGCTGCGGGGGCTTTCGCCGCATTTTGGAAGCTAGTTTCAACATCAACTTGATAGGGATAATTAGGGCTTTGTGATGTGCTGGTGATGTCGACGTCGGCGGTCCAGCCAATATGGTGTTCGTGAATCACACTAAAATCAAATTGAAGCTCTATCGCCTTGGGAACAATTGTGCCGGCAGCTACCTCGAAAGAGCCCAGATCGGGGTTGGCAACATTATGATTAACTGTCAATCCGCCCATTGCTCCGAGTAGCCCATGAGTTGCGTCATTGGTATTAAAGAGACTAGTGATTGAGTGCTTGCCGGTGGCAACGTTTGTGCCTCCGCCGTCGATATCTATTTCGGCTGTGTTTGCTGTTAACAGGTTCATGACTTTCAATCGTATAAGGGGTGATTGTGTGATAATTCGTGCGGGCGGTGTGCCAACGGCGGCGTAAGTTGGATAGAGAAACTGAATTAGTTTTTGGATTTTTGCTAGATTGGTGTATCCTTCCATCACGGTCGAAGCGGGAACCATCAAGCCGATGCTTACTTTTCTTTGTGTGCCCTTAAAAATGCCTGTCGGGTCTGCACGACCGTAGATCGATTCATTATTCCAATCGGAAGAATATGTTTCGTTAAATGATAGCAAAAAAGCTTTGAAGAAAACACTATTTCCGCTGGGAAGGTGTAAAAAGGATACCGTAAAGCCCGAGTTGGCTTTTGCATCGGAACCATCCACCATTGGAGATGAGGGTCCCCATGCAATGGCGTTAAATTTCTTGTTCTGTGGTTTTTCGTTTGGCATATCTTATGTTGTGTTCCTTGGCTTGTTTTACTGGATGTTAATCAGCGCATCGTCGATGCCGCCTTGCCGAAGGGCTTCCATCTCGGCATTCCAACTTGCCTTGGTCTCCGCTATGGCAGCATTGACGGTTGCTTGATCGGCATAGTACTCTGCTGCTTGATCGGCGGTGTAGGTTTTGGTTACGTCATTAAACGTGATGGTGCCCCCCCTAAAAACCTCAGTTGCAGCAACAGCCACCGTTGCCTTCGCTGAGTCTTTCTGTTGCTGGTTTACTTTCGGCGGCGGCGAGGCTTCTTCTGCGACTTCTGCTGCTGCTGCAGCGGGAGCGGTGGGGGGCGGTGTGGCGGCGACCTCTGCTGCTGCGATTGCGGCGGCGGCTTTGGCTTTGGCGGCGGCGGCATATTTTTTCTTGGCGTTTGCTGCAGCATCGGCAGTCAAAAAAGTGTCGAGATTTAAACTATACGGGAAGTGAGGCATTGCGAATTCTAAGTCTTCGCTGCCGTCTACCACATCCCATCCCAGCGGATGCTCCTGCAGCGCTGTGAAATCGAATTGAATTTCGATGGCTTTGGGTAAAATTGTGCCTTTGTTAATTTCAAAGGATCCTATGGAGGGATCGTGCACACCGTGATCGATTGTTAAATTACTAACTTGCCCCAACACGCCATCGGCGGCATTATTGCTGTTTTTAAGTGTGTTCATATCGGCAGAATCAGCAAAGGATGTGGCGGCTGCTGCTGGCTCTATCATATTGATGGGAGCCTTAGATAATAGATTCATAATCTTGAGGCGGATAAGAGGAGATTGAGTGATACTGAGGGCATTTGCTTCGTCTTCGTATGTGGGGTATAGAAACTGGATTAGTTTTTGGAGTCTCGACAAATTCTCGAAACCTTCACCGACCGTTGCTGCCGGTATCTTTAAGCCCACGCTCACTGTGCGCGTCGTATTTTTAAACATAACAATGGGATCTGGGCGCCCAAAGACGGTTTCTGTTGCCCACTCGCTTTTATAAGTTTCATTAAACGCTGTTAAAAAGGCTTTAAGGTAAATGCTTTCTTCGCTAGGCACGTGCTGGAACGAGACTGTAAACCCTGCGTTACCCTTTGCATCGGAACCATCAGGTCCGTAGATGTGCTTATAGGTCTGGGTTTGTAGTTGTCCATCGGATAAGTTGCCTTGGGCTTTTGCCGCGGCAGCAGCCACCGTCGCTTTACTAAATTTGGCGGCAGTCCCAATAGCTGCGGCATCTTGCGCCAATTGGGCGCCAGTCTTACCGGTCTTAACAAATTGTCCTAATTTGCCGGCATTAAAGTTTTTGCTGTCATCATTTGTTCCCATTAAATTTCTCCTTACGATTCGTTAAAAATCGCCTCGCGGGCTTCGATTCCCGATTGTGTCTTGTGTATGCTAATTACCTTCTTCTCCAAAACATTGCTGTCCAATTTAAGATTTACAGTAACTTGCGCGATCTCGGAACTTCGGGCGGGAGCGGCAGCAGCTGTCGCAGTAGCTGGTGCGTGTGTGCGGTTCATAGCTGCGATGGCAGTTGCTGCCAAATCTGTAGCTTCCATAACCGCCTGAAAGCGGAAAAGGGCGTACCTTGGCATGTCGTCCATGGCGTCTGCAACGCGCTCGATGACTTCGGCTACTTCGCGGAATTGTCCCAGCTTAAGCTCGGCTAAAGCCTGCGCAAAATCAGCGACTGACCTGAGTTTTGATTTGCTGATCAGCATCAGTCCGAATGCCATCGCAAAAAAGCCGCCTCCCATGGCAGCGAGCCCTAACGCCCCTAAAAATAAGAATGGCGCGCCTAACGCAATTGCTGCCATAAATGTACCAACGCCCAGCAGTTTGGGCAAGTCAATGGCTTCAAATAATTTGGCAAAACCACTAGCCATGAGCCCCACGCCTGCTGCAGCAATGCCGATGGCGCCACCGATCATAAGTATTGTGGTGCCAAAGATCAGCAGTCCCCCAGCAACAGCCGGATTGGCCACTGCCATGCCAAGCGCCGACAGCGCAGGAGCAAGGAAATACGCACCAACACCAATCGCAACCAAAATCGCGCCCATTCCAGCCATTTGAGCCACATCGAGCAGCGAAAATGCTGCTGCCATAGCTGCTAGGCTGAGTGCCGCCATTGCTATGCCGGCGCCTACTTGCATAATCGGAAGTGCCAATCTTTGAATAGAAGCAGCGCCCTGATCACTAACCCTCGAAACAGCAAAGATGGCTGCGGCGAAGCTGAACATCGCCAAAACAAGCTTGGAGGGCGATGCTATCATGAATGCCGCGACTAGTCCGGCAAGGATGAGCCCTAATGCCCAGAGTCCTATGCTAGTTCGCTTGGAGGCTTTTTTGGCGGCGAGATCGGCAGCCTCGGTGCCGGCGGCTAGCCCCCACATGGACATTGTTGTAAGCGCATTTGCTGTAGCAACTCCCGCCATCATAACCTTCCATGAAACAAAAGCAGCTATGACCCCCTTTACGAACGTTGGGCTCTTTTGAAGCCATGTCATTATCTTACTTAGGCTCTCAACATACGGAAGAATAGACTCGCCCAACTCAAGAAACACTGATTTGAGCTTTTCTTGAATTTTCATGTTCTCTTGTGCTTTTTCTTTTTGGGCGATTAGCTCGGCGGCTGATTGGTTGGTGGCGGCGCCTAAAGTATCCATGTTGCCAGACAACATAAGTGCCAAATCGCCGACGTCTGAGAGCCCCAAGGACTCCGTATAAAATTGTTTCTGATAGTACGACATGCTGTCGAATGAGAGCCCTGCGTCAAGGATGGAGTCGCGAATCATGCTAAAGCGTTCGGCTGGATCGGTCGCCATCATGAGATCCATGGCGTTTACGAAGTTTCCGCCGAGAGCGGCGTTAAGTTTTCCGGCTTGGTCTGCGGCGCCTTCGAACGTATCAAACTTATTGGTGATATTGAGGACCTTTTGCATCTCCATGCCGGTAATCTTTTGAATTCTCGCTAAGTCCTTGAATGCTCGAACGCCCTGCTCTCCAAATTTCGCCAATGCCGGTCCCATCTTGGCGTATTCTGCCGCCATTTGACCGGGAACGACGCCCAAAGCTTCGGCAGTTGATTTAAGTTCCAGTGCGGTGCTGCGGGCGCCCATGGCGCTCTGACTAAAATACTTGATGGAGTTCTGGACACCCTGCGCATAGTCTTGCGTGGCAATGCCCAGATCGCCCAATACGGTGCCCACTTCAAGGAGTGCGTCTCGTTGACCTTTTTGCATCAGCGTATAGTCGGAGACCTGATTAATTAAGTCAGTCTGAGCTTTCGAGACCTCTTCTAACGTGGCGCCGTAGATGTTTAACTCGGTATATGTCTCTTCGATGCTCTTGGTATACGACTTGTTTAACTGAGTTGCTTTCTCGAAGTCTTTGGTGACAGCATCAAAAGAGAAGAGGAGGTCTTTGGTGACATCAATCAACATCCCAATGCCCTTGGAGGCTGCTTTGTCGATACCTTGCGATGCTTTAGCCCAAGCTAGCGCGGCTTTTTTGCCTTCTTTGTGGGCTGCTGCCCACTTCAGTGTGTTCTTGTAAACTTTTTTCTGGAGGTCCGTGTAACCTCCGATTTCTTCGTTGATCTCTTCTTGTATGCCTTTGACTTCTTTTTGTGCCTCGACGATGTTTTTGAGTTCCTCATACGCCTTGAGGTGCTCTTCTTTGATCTTTACGCCTTCTTTGAACTCCATCTCCATGAGTTTAAGCTTGGTTTGGTTAATCTCAAGCATCTGGCGTCCCAGCAGCAAATCATTGTCCTGAATATCCTTGATTTGCTTTAGTTTGTTATAATATTCTTCGTATTTTATAACGCGGTCATTTAGGGTCTTTAGAGAGTCCTTCTCAACGAGCAGGCGCTCTTTATGTATCTGACTAATCGCCTCTTCTTTATCGATGCCCTCATCGAGGAGTTTGTTTAATCGTTCTCTCTCGGCAATATTAAATGTGGAATCATCAGCCATACATTAGGTCTCCAAAATAATTAGTTATATACAAGAAAAGTCGAAGATATCGCTATCCTCGACTCAATTTCATTTATATTTAGATGGTGTTGCTGGCTGATTATGGGCTGTCAGCGTCTGGGACCCTCTTTTGCTTCCTTTGGAAGCTTTTTCCATCGCCTCTGCTTCCATCTCCAACTGCTTCACAAGGCGTTTGACAAACCATGTCCGCAATCCAAGGGGCAAGTTGTAGGCTTCGGAAAATGACCAACCGCCTGAATATTTTAAGAAGAAAAACTGTTCGTAGACGTTCTCAATGTACTCATCGGTCAGGCCAAAAAAAGTCCGCGGTGAGCGGCACCTCCATTTCCTGATCATGACCACACTCAGCGCACTCGAAATGCTGTGTTAAGTCAACATTGGGTGCAGCCAAGTTATAAGCTAAGCGCAAATGGCGCGAATCCATCGAAGGGATATTATCAATCAAATATTTAAGCGCATCGGGCGAATCATCGCCGGCAACACTCACAAGCATGCAGTGCAACTGCAAGGTGATCGCCTGTTCCGGCTTCTTGCGCTTGCGTGCGTTTTCAAGATGAGCCACCATCTGTTTCTCATCACGACCGGTCAAAAGGCGAAATGTGACATCCACATCCGCACGCGGCAATCTGGTTGTGAATGTGCCGTTACCGTTATCAGTTAAACCTAATTTCTGAGCGTTTTCGCCAGTGTAAATGTTAGCCTCGTTTAAATCAAACGTATAGTCTTGCGTAGCGGCGCAGCTAGGACAACCCACTTGAGTTGTATACTCGCTTCCATAACCTGAGACCCGGGTGGAAATAATAATTGCATTCTTATCTCCGACAAGCAGGTCGTCAGCACTGATCTGCGCATTCATAAGCAAACTTTCGATCACTCGATCTAGCGCTACTCCCTTCTTAAGGAGAGTGCGAGAAGTAAGCATATCTTCCTCTTTGGCGGTCATTTGCTTGATTTCTATGCTGTCCTCGCCACACAAAGGATGACCTTCCGGGTAATACCTTCCCCCTGATGGCAATTCTACAAACTCTGTTGGAACCACGAAGGAGAACCCCGGGTTCGTGTTTTGTTGGAGCGCTTGTGGGGGGAGTGAGTCAGCCTCCGGCTTTGAATTCCCTAAGCGGTCTTTATTTCTCGACAATGTACACCTCGTTGTTTAATTTGTCTATTTGTTATACGTTGAAGAACTCGGTTCCACCGCCGCCTGCAACAGATGGGTTCTTGGTCACGACACGTGCCCAATCATAGCGCATGGTGACTGAAAGTTCGGTCAAATCGTCGTTGCCGTACTCTAGGTTGTCGCCGAATTTAACGTCTGTGACGAAGGAGTTCCAAAGCGTCCATGTTTCTAAATCGTTACCTTCGGCGTCCAGTTGACGCACGATAACGGTGCCCAAGCCGCTTGCAGCTTTAGCCTTAGAGATACTAGTGAGATCGTCCGGAGAAGCAGGAGGGCTATATCCGGAAAGTTGAATAATGTCTGCCAATGTCGCGGTCATATCCGGGTTGGCAGGATCAACCAAAGTCACCGTGACTTCGTTCCAGCTAACATTTCCGGGGTAATAGAATGTATGGTTTAAATATTTGTGTTCCGCGGCATTAATCGCGAAAGAAGGCTTTGTGACGGTTTTGGCATACCACAACTGGGCGCCTCCCGCGTTGGGATCGTTAATTCCTTGGAATTCTACCACAAACCTAAAGTTTCTTTTGGGATCCTTCATGTCCGCGCTTTGACCAAAATTTTCTGACCAGAATGGCATAATTTAATAACTCCTGTTTATATTTTAATTAGTGTGACGGAGGGAAAACTCCGCTCTTTTATCAATCATCAAATGATGCGCCGGTTGAAGCAACCACAAAGTCAATTGCGATATATTCGATGGCGCGGGCTGGCTTAATCATGATCTTCGCATACAGGATGTTCTGATCGATTAAGTCGGGGGTGGTGGTGGAAGAATCAAGAATCAGTTTATAATCGGTGATACCGAACTGAACCTTGACGTTCGCTAAAAACGGCTCGATAAGAGACGTAAATCGGTTCCAAGTAGCTTGGACATTCTGCTCAAAGAGAACTTGGGTAGAGAGAATGGAAATCTGCTTCTTAAGGTAGATAACAAGTCGTCTCACATTAATTCTATCGAGTGCTGATGCGCGCTCCTGCAGTGTCTTCTGACCAAAGACCACAATACCTGTGTTCGGGAAAGAAGCAATTGGGTTAATACGTGCCTCATACAGAGTGTCTCGTTCCTTAGATACAAGACGCTCAGTGACCGCTGTAACCGGAATTCCAGCGGCGCCGTCGGTAAGTCCGCCGCGGTTAAAGCCAGCGGGAGCGAACCAGACATCAGACTTAGCCTGAGAACTCGCCAAAACGCCCATCATTGCCACACTTGGTGGAATCCACAGAAGGCGTCCTGTGTTCTCATCGCGGGTCTGGACCCATGGATAGAAGGTTGCACCATAGCTGGTATCGATTCTTCTGTCTCTCAGGCTTTTTGCTGCGTTCGTTGGCGTTGTGCCAATTCGGGCGCTCTTCGTGGACTTGTATGCTTCGTGAGACGGAATGTACACGTTCGCCAAGTCAATAAGACTCATTGCATCGCCGCGTTCTTCGCACACGGTCATCATGTGGCTTGTCAGAGTGTTGTTGGTCAAGCCCGGAGCCGCCAACAGATTCATGTTAATATATTCCGGATCGCGCACTGTGTCAACAGCCCTCTTCCACGTGTGGTAGGTATAGCTGTTTGCCTCAGACGAGCCAATGCCTCCGTTATAAAGAGGATCGGGCTTCGTGATGTCGAACCCATCATAACCACCGTGGAACGGAGCCGTAAATTGGTTATATCCAAGGTTCAGCAGATCTTCCAAAGATCTTCCTGCCGTTGCGCGAACATAAGAGTAAGCCGCCCCAGCACCACTATCTGGTCCCGAGTATGAACCCGAGGAATAGTAGAATGCTCCAGCAGGTGACGATGAAGTACAGATGTTAAGCAAGCTAAAGATTTCAGAGAATGCCTGCACTCCCGGATAACCGGAAGGATAACGCACTCCTGAAGATGCCAGATCGTCTACGCTAGAGGTAATCCAGTAGCGAAGTGTGTCTGCGCAGCTTGGGTCATACTGTGTAGAGTTGGCTGTTCGGGTGTTCTGCCAACCCCAATATGCGGTTGTTGCTGAAGCTAGTCCACCATCCGATGCGCTGTTGCGAAGTCGTACTGTGGGGAATGTCAAGGAGCCGGAGAAGTTTCCGAACGCCGTAGCGCCGGTACCGCCGGTGAAAGTGGCGCCGCCGACCGTAACGTCTGCATCCGACGTTGCAAGGGAGATGCTGTTACCTGCAGTACCCAAGTAGTCCGTACCTGCCGTCAAATTAACATTAGGGCTAGCATCCACTGCTGTGGCGGTGGCAGCAAAGTGGTTGGCGCTATCATTGATAGCAGCCACAATGGACGCAACAATCAAGGCAATTGAACCTGCGGATCCGTTATAATTATTGTCGCCAGATCCGCGCGATCCAGCCGCGGTGAGAAGTTTTCCGCCAATTGTAATATCTGCAACACTTGGAGAAGAAACCACTGTAATGGTTTGTGTTGCTTGCGCAACTGCGGCTGACGATGCGGCGCCTGAAAGGAAGGTTCGACGGTCGTTGTTAGATGTACTTGTAGAACCCACAGAATTTCCCGGGGTGGGTCCAGCAGTCACCGAAGTTGCAGTATGTGATGAGCCAACAACGCGTGTCGACCAGCCCATATAACGGCTCGTGGCTGCCTGACCACCGTTCACGGTACTATAAGATGCAGCGGGAAGATCTCGCAGCTTCGGCGGTCCATAATAACCGACAGGAAGCAGCTTGGCGTTAGTTGCGCCGTCATCAACATCTGCATTCATTTCGATATATACATAGCGAGATTGATTCTCGTAAGTGCCGTATCGTACAAGGCGTTTATTTGTGGTGTCCCAGCTTTCGTATTGATCGCCGATCTTTCGTGCGACATAGTTAGGAGAAGCCGGATCCAAGCTAAGATTATCGTATCTTTCGACCACCTGTACCGCACCATCGCTATCAGAGATTGCGCGGAGAATAACCGAGAACGTTCCGTAATCAGTAAGACTTGAGTTCGAGACCTTAACATTGCTGATAGACACCTTGAGATTCTTTTGGAGCCACTCGCCATGTCCGCGACCCTTGAGTCGGAACAGTTTGGTTGACAGTTCCTCTTTCCACGCACTATTATCAGCATCTACGTCTTGTCCGACGAACCAGCCTGCAACCGCTTCACGTGATGCGAATTTCAGATTGCCCGGGTGAGCGTTAACCGCGCCGGATAGGTTGATTGGAAGCAGAACGGCGGCGGCGGGGGCGCTCACTGCGCTGGCGTCGCGAAGCTCCTGCTCAAAACTCTCTCCAAGCCAGTAAGCTTCGTAAGAAGAAGAGCCCTGAATAACTCCGGGGGTACTGACCAGTTGAGGGTTAGTGTTAAAGCGTTTGCGCATGAAAGATTGCTTGGTATCATCAAATCCAAACTTGATAAGCTTTTGGTTATAGGGACTTGTGGTGAGAGAAGATGATATAATCATCGTGAATTCGTTGTTGGTGTCCGCAGCATAAACGAGACCCACGCCTGCCATATCGGTGTCTGTGGAAGTACCCGCGACTGGCACGCACAACGTTCCCGAGAGCATGAGAGATCCGGACGTATTAACATACCAGACACCAGCTAGAGAGCCGGTTCCCAAGTCAGCACTCTCGGCTGTGTAGTTCGGGAACACCCAGAGACCATATGTGCCACCGGAGCCAGTCTGATCAATGTCGCTGACCGTTGCAGTAGAGCGCTGGGCTTGTTCGGTTTGCCAACCCGCTTTGCCGGCTGTGGTAGCGTCCGAGGCTTGTTGTCCAAGAAGGCGGATATAGGTCAAAGGAGCAACATTTGCGTTCAGGAACGCTTTTGCTGCGAATGTTCCATACATGGGTGACTGGTTGTTGCCGTCGCGATATACATCGCCGCCGCCCTTACCGGGTACAGTATCTCCGAACATTTCCACGAAATCAGAATATGATTCGACTTTGATTGGCTGCATCGCCAATCCCTTGGTTGAGCGACCGATAACTACCGGTCCGATTGTATCCGCGGATTTGGGAATGAAGGAATTATCAATCTCGTTGATAAACACTCCCGGAGATACAAATTTGAAACTTTTGACTGACATATTGGGTCCTTCCTCTCTTAAATAATACGTTTAATTGATGTCTCAATCATACTTTAAATAGTATTCCCCAATCCAAAAGGCTGCGGAACTCCAAAGAAAAATAGCCATTCAGTTCAGGAACTGATTTTGTCAGTCTCCAAAGAGTGGAATCGTACCATTAGGCATCACAGTTTCGTTGGGAAACTGGTATTCAACTGTATTTTCGTCTATCCTTACGATGGGTCGATCATCACTCTCACCTTCCCCAATCAAATACCCCAAAACTCTGATGCTAATCTCAGAAGTAAACATGCGCATATCTTCCGCAAGGTTGTTCACGTTATTAGAATGCGTGAAGTCTTGCTCGATAAACGCTTCATAGAGGTGCCCATTGCGGCGCATCACAAAAGAGTTAATCTGTCCTGTGCGCGCAATAAAGGGAGCCAGCATGTCGTTCATTTGTTGTTGGTATTCAGATTTCAGCGTAATCTTATAAGTGATGTTGACATAGATCGGGATTGGGATCGACAATGTTTGAATAACTATCTTTCTGTTGACTCTCGGATAATATCTTTGATCTGCCGGGGCGCTTTTTCCAGTTCTAGTGCCAGCAGCCACCGCAAAGTTGCGTGTCTTATCGGGAACTATTCTTTTCGCCAGAATCATGCGCCCAGAGCGCCCATTCTTGTTCTTGGAGTAAATGTTGGCTTGAAAACTACCTTTGCGCTGTGGATCTTTAGTGATTGCGGTTCTTTCAACGCTGATAAGGGGCAATTTGAGAGCGCCACCATCGTCTCGCAATGATTTTTCGTTCTTGATCTGATAGGAGCGCTCCGGTACCTGCCACAGCACCGGGACTTGTGTAAACCCTTCGTTAGTAGAGGTATAAATATCTACGTCTTTTTTAACCCACGATGTCAGTGCATAATCAATATCCTCAATCCGGGACGCAAGCATACCTATAGACTTGAGTGTCTGATCGCTGGATCCCGTCGGCATCATCGCAAAATCAAAGTTATCAGGTAGCATCGAACAACCCCTTTCTGGACCGCTTGCAGGTCGCTGTGACTTCAAAACTATGTCCCACTTGTCCGAACAATTTTCTTGGCTCCGATAGTTTAACTATCTCGTAGTAAAAATCTCCGTACAAAACAAAGTCTCCTTCTCGAACTTCCATGTTTTGGTCTTCGCTAAGTCGGCGCTTGTGAAAGTGGACAGAAATCTCCCAAGTCTTGTCAATTCCGGCATTTTCTAGATATGAGGTAGAATAGTCGGTAAACTCAACTAACGCATAAATCCGCACCGGGGGCAAATACGTCTTTTTAATGGCTTCTCCATAAAGCTCATGGAAATTGGTACGCTCCATATCAATAGAGTAGTATAAAATCTCCTGTCCGATGACCTTTTCAATAAGTTCATCATTAACTTGTTTAACAAGGTCACGTTCTTTCTTGCCAAGGAATAAGGGAGGCGGAGGGGCAGCGGGTCTTTTCCAGTCATCAGCCATATGTTATATTATCCCACAAATATCCCCAATGGGGACACCTTAAGCACGTTAGTCGCTGCGTCAGTAACCTCTTGATCAGATTTCGCCAGAGCCGGGTATTCCATCTCTTTAAGGAGTTCTCGCAACTTATCTTTAAGCTGTGCTTGCTCTTCTTTTGCTTGCGATAGAAGCTCGGAGTGGTTCAAAGTCACACTTTCGCCGGGAATAGGGATGGTTGTAAACTTTCCTCGAATCTGACCCAACATCTCTTTGCACACTGCTAGCGCATACTTGCGAATCCACTGTTTTCCGATGGAATTGATGTTTTTATAAGGCAGGTTGTCAAACGGCAGTGTATTCATGTTATTAATGCCGCCAACGGAACCCGTATAGGTGGTGGCTTCATATGTGGACTCATTATTAACGTAAAACTTCACCCAAACGCGTGTTTGATCCTCTCCGCCCCAATTAGAAGGCGTCGGAGACAATCTCAATTTATTGTCGATGATCTCGTATGAATAGTTTGAGGTTCTGGTTTGAATAGAGTCTTCGTACATCATGGCTTGCAATTTGTTCTGCCATGTGGGAACAATCTCGAAAGTGGAGTCATCAGCAAACTGTCCATAAGTAGAGGAGTTACCTACTACCCCAATACCGCCATAATAGCCGTAAAAGCGCCACATAGCGCGTGGAGATCTAAAGAAGACCTGAGTGACGGTAATGCGTTTTCCTGCAACCATGTTGGCGTACGGAACTGCCGTCCCTCCATCATCTACTCCCGAAGTGGACGCACTTTGGATAATAGCTTGAAGATCGTAGTCCTGCTTGTTAGTGCGTGTTTTAAAGGAAGCTGAATACTGCGGAATGGTGCCGCCAAAGCCTGCGGCTGCGGCGCCTCCGTCCCCAACGCGCATTGAATAGCCAATCGTGAAGCGCGGATATTTTAAGTTGCGATTAGCTGGACCGGTTTTAAGATCGCCTTTGTGATCAAACGTGCCGGTGGTCTCTCCCAAGAAGGTTGAGAGTGAGTTCTTACTCTGGTGCAAATTAATGATATATGAGTATTCTAAGACTGCCTCTTCATAGGCAGCGTAGACGTTTTCTGCTGTCAACTCAATGTCAACAACATCTCCGCCAAGTTTCTTATAGACATACGGAACTTGCAGCATTGCGCCGCTTAGAAAGTCCGAGGAGCCCGTATAAATTCCGAACGGGACTGCCGCTGCCACACTAGAATAAGTGCCGGTGGCGGGCAGAATAATAGCACTCGTTTCTGATTTAGGATTAAGATTAATTGGCATGTATGCGCACTCCCTCACATTAAATAGTAAAGACGGCTACAAAACTCAACGCACAGAAACGTTTATTTTATGTCGTTGCTGTGATTGTTTTCTTTTTGGTAGAACGTCGCGTGGTTTTGCGGGCAGGCGCCTTTTTCTTGGTGGCAGGTTTTGCCTTTGTCTTGGTCTTTTTAAAAACAGGTTCTGGTGCAGCTACAGTCTCAACTGGAGCCGGCTCTTCTACGACTGGGGTGATCGCCGGTGCAACTGTTTCGACTGGCTCAACCACTTCGGTCGTTACTTCTTCAGTAACGGTTTTAAGGGTCGGCTTTGCTGCAACAGTTTCCACAGCAGTAGTTGTGGTATTGGCAAACATCTTCACTCGGGGGTGGCTGCTATGTTTTACACCAAACTTATTCTTTGACGATAATAGTCTTCTTTTCTTTCCCATTTGGAACTCCTATGTTTTAGTCCAGTAGTAAATAGTGCAAATATCTGAAAAAATGAAATCTCAAAAAATTGCCGGCGGTATTTTTGGAGGGATCGCCCTTTTTGCTTTTTTTGCCTCAAAAAGAAAACCCCCCAACCCGAAAGGGAAGGGGGGGAGAAATATTGAAATATATTTTAATTATTAGCCAGTAACAGTAGGCACCTCATCTGCAGAGGCAGATGCCATCCACTGAGAGTCGGTTCCATCATCTTGTACACATGTCATATGTACTCTAGCACCGATTCCGGTCTCGGCGATTAGCGTTATAGTCTTGCCGGCAAGATCAACTGTCGGATATGGATTGTTACCATAGTGCACTATCTCGCATTGAAAGTCGTTGGTTCCGCTGCCATTCAAGTTAAATGTCACCGTCTTGCCCGAACCGACTGGGGCAGTCACAAGAAATGAATAGTGCAGTCCCACATTTCCCGTGCTCGGGGTCGGTAGATTAACTACAATGTCGTCCGTGCCATCAATGTTAAAATGTGTTCCTCCTTGTGCCGCGGTCAACGTAACTGTTGCCCCTGACGCAGTATTTAATGTGCTATTATCCACTTTTTTGCGTGGTGAAGAAAGCTGATTTGCTGTGTTTTCGTTAATCAGGCTACGAATTCGTGCCCAACCTACTCTTTTTGTTCCCATAATATATGTTCTCCTTATAAAATATTAATTAGGTCAATTAACGAAGGGATTTCTCCCCTCGCACATAAGTAGTACCCGGCGGTAAACAAAGTCCGGGTTAAAAACTAATACTTTTGAGATATCTAGGTTGTGATGTATCGCACGGCTACATTAGCATCGGGATCGGTTGTGCTGGATTCGGCGGCAGTCTTGGTGCACCAGTGGCTAAAGCCGTTCGAAAACGTGATCCCAGTCGGAAACGCAAAACTCATTTTTGTTGAAGCTGGAACCATCAACACCAATCCGGCTGCTGTAGTGCCTGCTGTCGCATCAGTCACGTCCGCCATCTTAAAATACACGACAAAAGCATTTCCTGTGTTATCGACCTCGACCATATAAAGTATGCCGGAGTCACCGGTGGTGTTGTCTGCAGCGGTACCGTCTGCATCGCTATCGTAAACGAGCTTAGTTCCGATGGGATTTACTTGAGTGCTAACTGTGACAGTAGACATAATGAATGCTCCTTTGAGTTGTTATAATATATAGTCTCTTGAAAGCAAAAAACCCGCCCTCCGAAGAGAGCGGGTTTCTTTTAAGCAATTACCAGTGTTTAGCTAGTAGCGCCTGCCTCACCGAGGAGTCCGCGGACGATAACAAGACCGTACATATCAGGACGCACCATCTTCTTAGCGTAGCGCGTCATGACTCCCTTGCGGGGCACGAAGTCTTCGGGTCCGAAGATTGTGGGTGTAGTTTGCAGCGGCACGTACGGAGCGTACACATATCCACTTTCAAGGAAAGAGGATCCGCGACGTCCAACGAGGACCACGTTGCGAAGGAAGTACGGGTCAACAATGACATCGAACTTCTTGCTCAGTGAACCAACGTTTACAGCACCGACGCTACCCTTCTCATCATCATGAGTGACGTTAGCACGGAAGCCAGCGGTGAACTCAAGAATGTTGGCAACTTCAGGTCCGCAGACGAGGAAGTTAGCGCCACCACGCAGAGTCTTGCGATGGATTTGTGCAGACACATCATTGATGGTCTCGATAAGGGTCTCATACCACTCGGAAACAGTACCGGTGAAGTCGGGAGCCGCAGAAGCAGCACCGATCTCAGTACCAGTTACCTTGTTGAGGAACAAGCCGGGGGAACGCGACCAGTAGTAGGTAGCACCCTTAGCACCGTTCACAAGGTCACCGAGGATCTCACGGTCGATCTCAAGAGCAACTTGCTCAGAGAGAATCGAGGTAAGCTCGACCTCAGCATCAAGGTTGTGATAGGCGTTAAGGTCTTGACCTAACTCCGGAGTCCACTTAGCCTTGAGCTTCTTGGTTTGCGCTGTGACAGCCACAGAGTCGACCTTGATGTCGATTTCTGGGATGGCAGCGTTACCTTCGAGCCCCCATGCAGTAGCACCCTCGATTGCACCGAGAGGACCAGCCGCTTGGAATCTATCAACGATAGGACCAGAAGCGGACATATACGGACCAGAAAGACTCGTTGCCTTCTGTGCGGCAGTCGTCAGGAAGATCTGGTTAACATAAGTTGCGCTATCTTCTGCAGACTTGCTCAAGGTTGTCAAACGACGAGCCTGTTGGCAATTATCTGCCGTGATGGTTGTGGATGTTGCAAAGACGTTATCCAACTGCTCGATGGAAGACGAGAGAGCCGCGAGGTTGTCAAAGTCAAATGTACCAACCGTCGGAGACGATGCAGTAAGATGATCCTTGTTAACCGTAACACGAACAACCCATGTTGCCGTAGCAGTACTTGAGGATAGAGTCAGAACATCCGGATCAAATCCGATCTTCTTCTTTTGAAGCTCGGAAGAGCCAGTGACACCCCAAACTTCGACCCACTGGGTCGCGAGACCAAAGGCTCCTGTCGGAGATGCATATGCATAACCGCGAGCACCAACCGTCCGTGCACCACCGAGGTCACCCTCGATAGAGCCAAGCAGATCGATACCACCAGTCACTTGCATACCAACTTCGTCAGAACCGTAAATTGACTTGTTGCCAATATTACCCATTCTCTTCGCGTCCTCGTCTGAAGCACCGGCAATATCCGGTGAGAACACGAAGTCGAGGAAGAAGATGAGACCGCTTGGCAGACTCATCGGCTGAACACTAACGAGATCGTTTGCGATCAGCCCTGCGAAAACACGCCGAACGATGGGGAATGCGACGGCAGCAAAGCCCTCAACATCTCCAGCACTCATGCTACTACTCTCGCGTAGAAGCTCTTTCGCTTGATTTTCAAGCAAACGAGCCATTGAATTTTTTTGTCGGTCATTTCCAAGTCCTTCGAGAAGACCTGTGCGCTCCCACTTTGACATCAAAGCGTGACCTTCAGCGCGCATATCACGGTTAACAACTCCTTCGGTTAACCGTTCAACAATACCAGCCATTTTTAATACCTCCTATTTATATGTATTTGCATCATTTGATGCCAGCTAGCCTCTTCATCCTTTCATTGAAAGGATCCGAGGGCGTGCTCTCTTGACGAGTTGCACGCAAAACAGAAGTCCGACGACCGATTGCTTCGCTCAGTGATTGTGGGCTTCGCTTAGGCTTAGCCTCCACTGTGCTTTCAAGCGTGTGGTATATTGTCTTCGCTTCTGCTACTGAACCAGCGTTTGAAATCGCTTCGGCAATCTTAGTTTTCTGCCGCTCATTTAGGGAGGTATTTCTTAGCACACGGTTCGTATATAACAAGCGAGCGTTAGAAAGATTCACATCTTGTAAATTTTCCTTAAGCTCGTTAAATGCTTGCTTATATTGTGAGTTTTGCTCGTTGAGTTGGTTATTTTCGAAAACCAACTCTTCTTGAGCCTTCTTCAAATCTTTTAATTCTTCTTCCATATCAGTGGAACGTCGATGGGCTAATGCTTTTTCCATTTCCCACTTCACACTGTCAGAGGAGCGACCAGCCCAGCCGGCAAGTTCTGCTCCCATATCTACTGTAAGCTTTTCCACGATGGCATCGATGAGTTCGTCGTTTCCAACACCCTCTTCAAATGCGCCTTTCTGGGCAGCATCGGTGGCGTTGACGGCTGCGGCACTGCCTGCGAGGGCGGCGGCACTATCATCATCGTCATCTTCTTCTTCATCGGCTTCTTCGCCGGCGAAAGAACCAGAGTCTTCAACTTCTTGAAGCTCCTCTTCTTCCTCTTCAAACAAGGCAGCGAGTTCTTCTTCATTGATCTCCCCCTCTTCTTGCTCTTGTAATTAGTTTTATAATTCCTTGAAAGCTTCTTGTAGTGCATCAAGATCGATGTTTACTGGAACTTCCTCTCCTTCTGTCGGAAGACCGGGAGGAATTTCCCCTTCCTCCTCATTAAGGTTGTCTGTTGCGGCAAGCGGGATGTTGGCGGCTACTTCTTCTGTGGAACCTGCTGGTTCTCCCCCAAGCGCTGGCTCTTCTGCTCCTAGATCGGCAGCCAGCTCATCTTGTTCTAAAAGTTGTTCGAGAGTTTCTCGGACTTCGCTCGAATACTTCTCAATGATAGCAGTCTCGGCGTTTTTCAAGGCGGAATCACGTAGCGCTTTGGCGTCGACGATAGCTTCCTTAAGTAAATTTGACATTCAGTATGCTCCTAAAAGGCAATTGTTCAAAATAAATAGTCAGTAGGGTACTAAAAACCCATTTTTAATGATATGCGCGCGGCGTACTAATTGCCACAGTAGTTTATTCGTCTATATTAAAAAGGCTTCACCTTATTGTAGTCTATCACAAGAACTTCTTCCGCGGAGGTGTGTCGCAGTGTCCACGACTCGCCGTTGTCGGTTGATGTGTGGACTTTGTTGTCTTTACCTCCGCATACAATTGTTGTTCCATCTGACGCTAATGCCATAATTTGACCAGCGCTCGGGGTGGCCACATCGGTGGTGGTCCACGATGCGCAGTTGTCTGTTGACAGGTATGGCTGATTGCCGAAGTTGGCAGTCATCCACGTATCTCCGGAGATATGGCAGATTGCCCACATTTGTTCAGAGATGCCCGTTACGGCGCTCCAAGTATCTGTTGTATCGCTATTCGCAATCGAAGTTATACGGTAGGAGGTGGTACCATGACCGGTCATAAACCATACTCCGTTGTTATACTCGATGCCGTTCGCTCGCGTGGCGGTAGATTCGTACCAATTTAAGCCGTCATCCCATGATTTAAGAACCTTTACTGTGCCCCCAAGCAGCCAAGTTCCTGCACCGTCAGTTGCCAAGCAGAGCATCAGACCGGCGCCAGAAGCCACTGCGGTAATCTTGGTCCAGCTGTCGCCGCCATCAGTTGATCTAAACACATCATTACCTGTTCCGGCAATCCAAGTCCCGGTGGCGCCATATTCGACTGTTCGAGCCAAATCGCTGGTGCCGGAGAAATCGATTGATGACCAAGAACCGGAGTTTGTAGGGTCTGCTGAGTACCTGAGTTCCGGGTTTGTATTGGTAGCAATAATCCAACGCGGACCATCGGAGTCGTCCTTTCCAAAAGATATGTCCCAGTAATCCGACGTTTCTCCGGCTGGGCTTTCATACTCAGTCCAACTTTCAGCATCTGATGAATACATTACACGACCGTCTCTTCCAACTCCGGTCCACAATGGGACGTGGGCGCTGGCGCCATTGATACTTTGAATGGAATTCGCGGCAACATCGTTCACCGATGCAATATTGTCATCATCAGTCCCGTTTACTGATGTGTAATTAGCCATTAAACAATTACCAGATAATCCGGGCTCGGATTAAAATATATCACATTTGCTGTGGTTGTGCAGGTGCCAATGACCCTTAGCGATTCTCCCGACCCTGACGGGCGGTCGGTGGTAATCCCTCCGCTAGCAGTCAAGTATAACGTTGTTCCAATTGCAAACCCTCCCGATAAATATGTGTGGGCATCAAAAAATCCACGAATTAACATTCCATCGGATGCGGGAGATGTTCCCAGAGCCACTCCTATCATTCCAAGACCGCCAGATGCGGCGATCATAATGCTTGTTTCTTCCCAGTCGCCACTAGAGTGGAGATAATAGGTCTTACCTTTAACTGTCGTTCCTCCACCAAAGAGGACTATTTCGCCGGTGCCCGCATCGTTAGCCAAAGAAGTTGGATTGTGTCGGATGGTTAACCCAGCCCCATCGAACGTCAAACCCGACTCACCATTAATGGATCCGGAACCGGCAGATGTTAACACATAGTTATCGGTGGCGTTCGTATAAGTTGATATGAGTCCACCGCCGCCGGCTACATTAGTAAGGTGTCTCCCGTCGCCATAGAAATATGACGCGCTGACTGAAAGTGAGCAACTGAGGGGGACTGATGCCGTGAGCGCAGTTCTACCCCCATCTAAAGCGAAGTAGGTGGTTGAAACTCCGCCGGGCTTTGCTTTAAGTTCAAGGTCTCCACCGGTGGCGTCTTGTGCCATAATAAAATTTCCACCGGAGCCGAGCTTAACATATGATTTGGCGACGCCGGCGGTTCCAAATCTCACAAACGCGTCCGAACTACCGCCGCCATCCACAAACACCGTGGTGCCTCCGGCGCCGTTAACGTGTAAATCATAACTTGGGTCGTTGGTGTTGATGCCTACGTTGCCTGTGATATATGCGCCGGCGCTGGCGGTTAGTTTATTCGTTTTAATCTCGCCAGAGCCCGTATAGTCCATTGCTATAATGCGATAACCAGAACCACTGAGGTCTGAGCCATCGAAGGTGAGTGCAGAACCATTCACTGTATTGGATGTGGCGGCGCCCACTACTATTTTGTATTGTCCAGCGCTACTGTATGTTGTAATGGGACTAAATGTAAGGTTGCTTTGTAGGTACGTCGCCAACGTTCCCACGGTCATGCTTCGGAGTGCGGGCGCTGATGGGTTTGCGCCGGCGACGTCTTGTACAAAGAGCTTATCGCCAGTTGCCAATGATTGACCGTTATTAGAGATATCATATGTAGTCGTGGCATCAAGCATCAATGTGGTGGCGTTAAAGTTTAAACCACCGTATGTGTCTAGACTTGGTTTAATTCCTCCGGCATTTACCACAATGCCGGCGCCGCCTGATACAGCGAGGACGCCACTATCAGACCGCAGCCCATCTCCAAACTTAATGCTCGATGCGCTGATGGTTGTCGTAAAGCGATCTCCGCGCAGGGCGGTTAGCCCGGCGCCTGAGCCTGTGAATGCGCCCGTGAGGGTTGTGCCGTTAAAGGTAAGGTTGGCGCTACCCTCTAACCCCGAAGCTCCATTAAAAAACGAAACACGAGTGGCTGATGCGTTCGTAACACTATTGACCACGGGCGCTGTTATTTGGTTGCCCGCCCCGTCATATAAAGCCACACTCGATGTAATTGCACTAGTAAAAGTTTTAACTCCGCCTATGCTTTGTGCTGTGGTTTGATCCACTGTGTTTTCTAGGGAGCCGTTGTCTCCCGTAAATTCAACGTTGCCTTTTAAAATATTGTAAGCCATTCAGATATTGTTCCTTGGTGTCTATAAATAGATAGTCCGTTTCTTTGCGAGACCTCCATTTAAAACTCATCTATAAGTAGTCTCCAAAAAAGAGGACGCCCCCACAAGGAGGGCGCCCAATATAGAAGATAAATCTTCCGGATTGCAAAAGCAAATCCTAGTAGACTGACCAGCGGTTAGTAGCAACGTACACAAGCGAAACAGAACCACTAGGTGATTCAAGAAGAAGCGATGCTTGTCCATCAATCATCTGGCTACCTGCGCCAGCAATAGTGAGAGCATACGCGCTATCATCTTTCTTGACACGAACAACATCCGAGATGTCCGGAGAAGCTGGAAGCGTCCAAGTGCGAGCTTGGCTAAGAGAAGCAGTAGCAACATTGAAACCTTCTTGCAAAGTAACAGCAGCATTACCCCATCGGATAACCCCGGTAGCAGCGTCAGTTGTTAACTTACCGGAATCGACCTTCAGACCAGCGCCGGCGATATCGCCAAGATATACACTGTTGAGCATGCGCTTCATCGACTTCGAGCCAGCGTCATAATAGAAAAGACTATCAGAAGCTTCCGCGAAATCAGCGTCATCAGCCAAACCGTAGAATCTAACTGTAGATCCACTGAATGTGGTGGCACCATTGTTACGCCCGAGAGTCGTAGCTCCGACGACAGTCAAGGTGCTAGAAGCAGACAAGCTTGTAGCCTTGACACCAGCGTTAGCAGTCAGAATACCGTGAGCGATAACAGTACCATTGACTGTAGCGTTATCAGCGATATTCAAATCGCCAGAAGCCGAAAGTGAGGTGAACTGACCAGAAGACTGCGAAGCAACACCGATAGTCATCCCATCGATAGAGCCGCCGTTAAGATCGGCAGTCGTGACCGAACCGAGGTCCGCACAAGTGCGAGTAGTAGCCGTCCAGTTAGAACCGAACGAGAAGCTAGCACCATCAGCAGAAATGCTATCGAGAGCAATGTCACCAACGTTTGTGATGTTTGCATCACCCATTGAGGCACCACCGTGAGCAGTGAGCAACCCATACACACCAGCAGTACCATTCACAGTTGCGTTATCCGCAATGTTCAAGTCGCCAGAAGCCGAAAGTGAGGTGAACTGACCAGAAGACTGCACAGCAGCACCAATGGTTGCGGCATCGACAGAACCGCCATTGATGTCGACAGTCGTGACCTCACCAAGGTTCGCACAAACGCGACCAGCAGCCGTCCAGTTAGAACCGAACGAGAAGCTAGCACCGTCGGCGGAGATAGTATCAAGTGCGATATCGCCAACGTTTGTGATGTTTTTGTCGTTGAACGACGTAGCACCGAGGCTGGAACCATCAGTAGTAGCTGCGATAGTGCTGCCGAAAACTGCGGCGCCGCTTACGTTAAGCGTGCTCTTGAGGTGGGCTGAACCCACAAGGCGCAAGTTACCAGAACCAGAGACGAGACCGTTGTCGCGGTTAACGCTAAAGCGTAAAGAACCTTCGTCGTCAGAAACCTCCAGTGTGCCTTCTTGCACAAGGGCGCCGCTCATAATTGCGTCGCCTAATTGAAATTTATAAGCCATGTTTAAAAACCCTCCAAATTATAGTTTTATAATAGCATTGAATAAGATACACTTATCCAATTTTGATCGCCGGATTCCTCCGACGGTCGCTTATAATTAGAGTGACGGGCACGATAAATTCTCAGCAAATAAAGTATTTGTTCGAGCCGTTACAATAAAGCTGAACAGATGCATAGGGTGACTCCAAAACTATCGAATTTTTACCATCGATTGTTTCGGCGCCAGACGCTAAAATGGTGATGTTGTTGCTATTGGCAGCACCGCCTTCATCTTTTACAACGTACGTTTGACCATCCAACAGGAGCGATGCGCTTGGTAGTCTAATATCGACGACATTGTTTGTTGTGTCTACGCCGATATAATAAGTCTTAGTGGAAGCAGTAAGGGTGGCAGCTGTGGATACGCGGGCGAATTGAAGTCCTCCTGCTACTGCCAGCCTGTCGCTCTCAAACCGCAATCCGAAAGAGCCTGTTAAATTTCCGCTAGCATTTTTAAACTGAACCGAATAATTGGGACCAACAGGGTTAGCATTGCTGATTCCGGTTAGCTGGCTTCCATCTCCGTAAAAGTACGAACCGGAGACTGGTGCACTAGCGCTCAACCCTCCAACGATCCCCATGAGTGAGCCGTTAAATGTGAGATTCGTCTCACAATTTAAAGCATTGGCGTCTCCACCTACATTTGTAATGATGCCATTGTCAGTGGCGTTCTGCACGCGGGGGACATTAATGATCGATTGACCATCAGAGGTACTAAGGTTACCCGATAGAATATTCGTGCCGGCATTGAGACCCGGACCAAAATAGCTTGGGGCGATTACGGTGCCCGTCAGTGAATTATGAGCCATTTACAGGTGCCTCCTAAAACTAATTAGAAGACAAACCAGTTGGTACCATCTGAATACAAGTTAATTGCTGGCATTGTGCCGGTTAATTGATAGTAAGAACCGCCCTCAACAAGATCGCCGTAGCCGCTCTTAGAGAGGATCAGCGAACTTGTTCGTGCTGTGACTTGATCTTTTACTACCATAACATGACCTTGTTTTGCTCCTTGGGCGCGCGCATCATCTAAAGTAATTGTTGTGTTAGCAGTGGCTGTGACGCCGTATAGATAAGCTCTTTTGGTTAGGTTGGCGCCACCATTTAACGTAACGGTGCCGGTTACTTCAAAATAGTTACCCCGAATCGACTTCAAGTAAGTCATGTGATTGGTAGCAGATGAACTTAGAACAGGAGTAACCGAACTCCAAACTGCCCCAACGGCGCCCGACACAACATTCAAACTACCGGTTCGAAGATGGATATCGTCGGCACTATTACCAAAGATAGTAGAACCAGAGATGACCTCTGTGTCGATGATCTTATAGGCGCTGGCTGTGATCGCGCCGCTAACAATGAGTGTGCCGGTCAGAACTAATGTACTTGGAGGTGAGCCGGCTTTAGAAGATGTGAAAAACATGAGCGCAGCCGAACCTGTCTGGTTCGATCCGCTTGTGTGAAACTGAATCGACCCTGTGGGTCCAGTAGCTGCTCCTCCGGCGGCGCTAGCTGTACAGCTTATATATGCCCATCCGGTAGCCATTATCCGACTCCGGCAGAACCTGACCAGTTCGGACCAAGGCGCCCTGCTGTCTTCTTGCGATCAATACATGTGAGACCGGCTACGACGTCGACTCGTGAAGAGCCCGAGGGACTGGAAATCCAAATGCCCGACACCTTTACGCGAAGCTCGCCAGTAGTGGCAGCGTTACCCCCGAACGTCTCACTGGCGCCTGAAAGCTCTATAAAGTTAGTGCCGCCAACACCGACCGATGAAAAGCCAACCCTAACAGTGTGAGCACCATGGTTGGTCACTTTGATCCACGACGAGACCATGGGAAGCGCTACCTCGGCTGCGCTGCCGGCTATCTGTGTGCTGACGAATGGTCGACCGCTTACTTGATATGAGCCGACATTGTTGAGTCCTACTTCGGGTACCCTGATTGAACCCGATGGATAATATGCTGATCCTCCGTAACCACGTGCCATTAAAATTCTCCTAATTTAAACATGTTCATTATAAATAGTCACTTATTTCTTCTATTGCGCCTTTCTTTTGCTCGCTGGCGTTTTTGTTCATCGCGAGCTTTCTGCCTTCGGGCTCTCTCACTCTTCTCTCGCTTCGCTACCGAAGGCTTTGTATATTCTTTGCGATTGCGAATCTCTTCGATAATTCGTGACCGCTTTGTTTTCTTGATAAACTTTCTTATCATTTTCTCATGGTTGCCGCGGCACTCTTTTGATGTTACTTTAAAGTTAGATTTTTTGCGCATGATGCTCCTACTTCATCGCTTTCCAGACAGCAGAGGCGCCGCCCACTAAAGAACTAATATCAACGCCAGAATCGGCTGGGGCCCCCAAATCAACGTTGCCGCCGCCCGGACTACTAGCTTCATACTGGGACATCGGCGCAGTTCCTTCAAACAGATTAACGCCGTTATATGCGTCTTGTCCAATAGCTTCCATCATTTTCTTTCGCTGGGCTGCAAGCTGCTTGTTCGTTTCGCGAGTCTTTCGGGCGCGAATCTCTGCCTCTGGCTCCTGCGGTGTCTGGGGTCTTTGGACACCTTCAACCACAAGACCTCCTTGCATGCCTTTCGCTACCTCTGCTACTACATTGGACAAAAGCCCTTCTTCTAAAAGGACTTCGTGAATGCATTCTTTGACAATAGGCTTGATTAGTGACTTTAAATCATTCTTCTTCATTTTATTCCTGCTAGCGTCTTCCAACGCTCAATTGTTTTGGATTCTTTAAGGGTTTTGCCTTCTTCGTAACCTACAGCCTGTTTCATAAACGGCTGGGACGATTTTAAACCACCACTTCGTATGCGTTCTTTAGATCTCGCGATGTGGGCAGTACGGCGCTTAGCGGCATTGGCGGCGGACTTGTCGCGGTCGGCTTGGGTTCGGCGCTGACCCAAATCGACAACTTCGCCTCCCTTTGTCTCGGGAGCCTCTTCTTCCGCTGCCTTCACTCGAACTTTTTGTAACAGATCGTTTAACAAGCCTCGGGACTGCTTCTTCTGAAAGACTCTCGCCATTCTTTCCACTTTCCCTGCTTCTACCTTGTCTCGGGTAGCTAAGCGCTCCCAAGCCTTAAGAATTTGAGTCTTCTTGGCGGTAAGGTAGTTGCTGTCAGCAATTTTCCCCACAGCCGATTGACGATCTCTTTCTTTAAGAAGCCTTTCGGGAAGGAACGGTCCAAAAAAGTTTAGGAAGGAATTCAAATCGTCTTCAAACTTCATCTTGGAGCCGCGGACTTGTTTGCCTCTGTTGACGTTCTTCCAACTTCCTCTTAGTTTGTTGGTGTTAAAGTCGTCTGAAAGGTAGTATACTTTGCCTTCTCCGGGGTCCGCC